TATCGATGCTACAAGCACTTGCGAGGAATACAACGCATTGGTAGAGCCGGAAGAAACAAGAAACTGTTATTTCTTTAGAGCGATACCAATCGTACCTAAAGACGCAACTTCTGTGGATAAGCCATTGGCCCCTAAGAAGACCGTCAAGAAAAAACGCCGTAAAGCTGTTCCTGACAACCCTAAGAGGGCCAGGGCAAAAAGTCAGGGGAGTCCAAAGTATGGGCAACTCTCCGCACAACTAAATTAATTAATAGGAGAGAGTAATGTCTAACCAAATTAACAAGGCATTCGAGTCCCAGTTTTCGGACAACTTTATCCATCTTGCAAGTCAAAAGACTTCCAAGTTGGCTGGATCTGTTCGTGCTGAACAGGTCAACGATGCCAAACAGTTTTTCTTCGATAGAATGGATACCGTTTCGATGGTTCAATCTATCAGTCGGCATGAAGATACACCTCTAACCGAGGTTCCATTTTCTAGGCGACGCGTAACATTTAACACATACAGAGCCGTTGACTTGATCGACAATCCTGATCGAGTGAAGATGGCTAAAGACCCAACATCGCCTACCATGAAGCAACTAATGGCAGCGATGAACAGGCAAAAAGATGATGTGATTATTGCGGCAGCTCTTGGAAGTGCTTACTCAGTAAACTCTTCTGATACAGCGTCTGCGGTAAGTTTGCCGTCAGGACAGCAAATTGCAAATGGTGGAAGTGACTTGACACTCGCTAAGTTGCTTGAAGCTAAAAAGAAGTTGCTGGCTAACGACGTTGATCCGGCAGAAGAGCCAATGTATATCGTTTGTGGCCCTGACCAGTTGGAAGCGTTGTTGAACGTAACGACCAACACCAGTGTTGACTATAACAGCGTCAGGGCATTAATGAACGCTGAGCTTGACACATGGGCTGGATTTAAGTTCATCATTTCAAATCGTCTTGCTAAGAGCGGAAATATTAGAAGCTGTTTTGCATGGGCGAAGTCGGGACTTGGCTTGGCTATGAACGGTACTCCTAACATTCGCATAAGCGAGCGTTCAGATAAAAACTATAGTACTCAGGTATTTGTTGAATGCTCAATGGGCGCGACACGAATCGAAGACGAGAAAGTTGTCCAGATTGATTGTGACGAGTCCTAATAGCTTCACTAACTGATTACTTAATTTAAATAGGAGTATTAAACATGGCTACTGCATATTCAACAGAGCTGACTAGCTTTGAGGCTACCCCTCAAGTTATGGCTGACTCTGGAAGTGCCGGTGGAAAGGTTCGCGTATGGTCTGACACCATCGCTGCTGGTACTGGCGACATTGATGACGATGACATCATTATGATGGCTGAGATTCCGTCTAACGCTAAGATCAAGTCGATCATGCTTTATAACGATGATCTTGACAGTAACGGATCGCCAACTCTCAAAACTGATGTTGGAGTATATAACGGTAACGTAAAGTTTAACGACACTGACGGTTCTGCCACAGCTTATGCTGCGGAAGGCGTGATTGATCGTGATTGCTACGGTACTTTGATGACTACCCTTCAAGCAGCTAATACGGCTGGCGTTGAAGTGCGTTATGAAACATTGGGAATCGAAACGGTTGGAAACTATATATGGGAAGATGCTGGATTAACTTCTGATCCTGGCAAAAACTTGCGTATTGCTTTGACCATTGAGACTGTCGCTGCTACTGCGGCTGCCGGTGACATAACGATGGTTGTTGAGTACATCGTCAACTAACTGATTGGGGGAGGCTTCGGCTTCCCCCTTTCTTCTAACTTTTGGAAGCTAATGGCATCTTTCGTTGAAATTACATCTAACGCGCTAAGACTTTTAGGCGACGATCCTATTACTTCTTTATCTGATGACTCAGAGAGAGCAAGGCTGGTTAATGCTTTGTATGAAGAAGTCAGAGATGAAGTGACTCGCGCTGCAATGTGGAACTGCGCGAAAGATCGCCAAGTGTTAGCTTCTCTTGCAACAACGCCAGCATTTGGCTGGTCGTTTTACCATCAACTTCCCTCAGACTGTTTACGAGTCGTCGATGTTTTATCTGGCGACATTCGAGTTGAGCATGAGCTGGAAGGAAGGAAGTTAATGACAGATGAAAGCTCTGTTAATTTAATTTTTCTTAAAAAGATAACTGACCCAAATGACATGGACAGCTTATTCATTGGCGCTTATACAGCGAAGCTTGCTGCGGAGTTGGCAGAGCCAGTAACAGGCAGTCGATCATTAGCCGAGCAAATGTGGCAGCTTTATGAGAGAAAAGTTCGGGAAGCAAGAACCATAGATTCGCAGGAAGGCACAGTATCTAATTTAGATATACAGCAACTCGTAGACGCTAGATCAGGAACGGTAATTTAATGGCAAAATCTGCTTCCATACTTTCCAGCTTTACGGCTGGAGAAATTACAGAACGCCTGGACGGACGAACTGACCTTGCCAAGTACAAAGACTCGTTAAAGACTTTGGAAAACGGCATTGTCTTACCGCATGGCGGGGTAAAAAGTAGAGGTGGCTTTCATTTTGTTGCAGATGTCAAAGCGACAGCCGCAGGATCAGAATTAGTTACTAACGGAACTTTCGCCAGCGATATTTCAGGTTGGACAGATAAATCAGTTGGCTCGGGTAGCTCGATTGCTCATGCTACTAACTTAATGAATATCGTTTCAGTCGATACCAGCAATTACGGATGGGCTGAAGACAGTTTCACAACCGTCGCAGGAGTGCGTTATGTAATGAGTTTTACGATAGGCACTGGCGCGATTAACGTGCAGATCGGAACGGCAACGGGAGGCGAGCAAATTCTAGCCTCTACTGCGTATGCCGCCGCAACGCACACGATTGAGTTTACAGCTCAAACGACGAGTACATTTATAGGCTTTAAGCACACTACTGGCGCGACGCATACTTTGGATACAGTAACTGTCAAGTCAGCGACGCAAGACGCTAAGGTTAGGTTAGTACCATTTGAGTTTAGCGTGACGCAGCCATACATTTTAGAGTTTGGAAATTTATACATACGTTTTTATAAAGATAACGGGCAAATACAATCAGGCGGTGCGCCGGTAGAAGTTACGACAACTTATTTGACCGCAGATTTGCCTGACTTACATTTTGCTCAAAGCGCAGATACGATTTATATATCGCATAAGTCTTACGCTCCAAGAAAGCTTACTCGCTCGTCACATACTGCTTGGACGTTATCTAAAATTAGTTTTACTGGCTCTACGTTTCCATCGACGTTATGCGCTGGCTCTGCCGGAGTGGGAACGGATGGTAATAACAAGAACCCAGGCGCCGTCACTTTCTTCAACCAAAGATTATTTTGGGGAGGGAGTAACACAGATCCTCAAAAGATTTGGGGAAGCGCAGTCGGTGACTTTGAAAATATGCACCAAGGATCAGCCGGAGCAGATGACAGTTTAGAATTTACTTTGGTGGCAAATCAGGTCAACGCAATTCAATGGTTGGCTGAGTCTACCGACATGCTATGCGGAACACTTGGCGGTGAGTTTACGATTACAGGTGGGCAGGATGACAACATCACGCCAACAAATATTAAAGCTGTTCGCCAAGCGGGTTTCGGAAGTAATAAGGTAGCGCCTCTTAATGTAGGTAATTTACTTTTATTTAATCAAAGAGCTGGGCGAAAAGTCAGAGAGCTAGTATTTAGCTTTGACGTTGACGGATATTTAGCACCAGATATTACTTTACTTGCCGAGCATGTCAGCGAATCTGGTGTGGTAGACATGGCGTACCAGCAAGAAGAAGATACGATTGTTTGGGCATGTACTGCTGATGGAGTCCTGATTGGCTGCACCTACCTACGCGACCAGAACGTAGTCGCATGGCATCGCCATCCAGTAGGAGGTGACTTGCCAGTTGTGGAGTCAGTCGCGGTTATCCCATCTTCGGACGGACTGAGAGATGAACTTTGGATCAGCGTTAAGAAACGAGTCAACGGAGTCACGAAAAGATTTATAGAGTGGCTTGACCCGTATGTATTTGCTGACTCATGTTTAGCGCTGGATAACCCTGTCACCATTACAGGCGCGACGCAAGCCAATCCAGTTGTAGTCACTGCTTCGTCACATGGATTTGCAAATGGCGACTTAGTTGACATTAAAGAAGTTAAAGGAATGACTGAGCTAAACGGCAATCGCTATAAGGTCGCCAATCAAGCAACAAATACTTTTGAGCTTACTAATCAGACGACAGCAGCCAATATCAATGGCACTGCGTTTTCTAAATACGACTCTGCCGGAGAAGTGAGGAAAGGTGTCACCACGATAACTGGTCTGGAACACCTGGAAGGCGAGTCGGTCAAAATTGTCGGCAACGGCGCGGTGTTTCCTGATAAGACAGTGACAGCAGGAGCCGTAACCGTTTCCAGCGCTGTATCAGAAGCTTATGTCGGGCAAGGATTCTCAGGATTGATTAAGCCTTCTCGCCCAGAGTTTGGAACGCCTACTGGAACGAGTCAAGGTAGGAAGAAACGAGCTAATCAAGTTCTAGTGCGCTTAGTCAATACCACTGGAATAAAAATTAATGGCGACCAAGTTCCATTCAGAAAATCGTCTGACCTAATGGGCAGTCCTCCAGCAGCATTTACTGGAGACAAGAAAGTAATGAACTTAGGTTATGACCGCGATGGCTTTGTAGAGATAAGGCAAGACCAGCCGCTGGATTTTCATGTCGTCGCCGTAATTATGGATATGAATGTCGGAGAGCATTTCTAAAACTCGCTGGGTAACTGGCTTTGAGCCGTGGCATTTAAGAGCGTTAAACCTTCGTACTAGCGACTCCGTTGCTTTGTCGCATGTAGACCAAGAGGCTGATATGCAGTCGAAGGCGTCGCAAAAGGGAACTGCTTTTACAGGATTTTCTGAAGACGGAATTATAGGATGTGCTGGCATTATCCCAATATGGCCTGGAGTTGGACACGCTTGGGTGACGATGGGAGCGAACTACAAGAAGAACCGAATATGGGTACATAAGAACGTAGTAAATTTTATGGATAAAATTATTGATGGCATGGAACTGCATCGAGTACAGGCGAATGTAGTTTGCGACTTTATCCCAGGCGTCCAATGGCTGGAGCGAATGGGATTCAAGCTAGAAGGCAAGATGTTGAAGTACGGGCCTGCTGGCGAAGACCATTATTTATACGCAAGGATTATTGAATGATTTTTGACGACGAAAGCCTACAAAAAGCACTGAGCAAGGCGTATAACTTTACCGCTGTTGGAGCTGCTGTACTAGGTCAGTCAGCGGCTGTGACTGCTACTGCTGCTGGCGCGGCTGCTGCTAGTACGGCTGGAATGGCAGCGGTTGGCTTAGGCGCTACAGTAA